TAGTGAAGTAGATAAAGAGCAAGCACGTAAGCAGAAGCGTAAACTGTCTTACATCAGTAACATCTATGTTGTAAAGGATCCTGCTAATCCTCAGAACGAAGGCAAAGTCTTTCTGTTCAAGTTTGGTAAAAAGATCTTTGATAAGATTACTGCTGCCATGCAACCTGAGTATGAAGATGAGCAAGCGATTGATCCGTTTGACTTCTGGCAAGGTGCTAACTTCAAGATGAAGATCAAGAACGTTGCTGGTTATCGTAACTACGACAGTTCTGAGTTTGCAAAACCTGAACCGCTTCTGGATGATGATGATGCACTGGAAGCAATCTGGAAGAAACAGTATTCTCTTGAAGAGTTTACTCGTCCTGATCAGTTCAAGTCTTACGAAGAACTGGAGAAGCGTATGAACAGTGTTCTAAATCCTAACGCTTCTAGTCGTCGTGTTGATCCTGATACGTTCGATGAGGAAGAAGAGGTTGTGATGAAGTCTCGTCAACAGATTAAAGAAGAAGAGCGTGTTGTGAAGTCTTCTCCTGCTCCTGCAGCAGATGATGATGATGATGATGCACTGTCATACTTCCAGCGACTTGCCGAGGAGTGATTTCAAAATCGACTTTTAATTCCAAAAAAGTCGGGAAAAAAATTCTGGGCAAAAATTGCCAAATAGGTTTTTGGGGAGTTAACGTGGGGATAAAATCCTCAAGTTAGCTCCCTTTTTAGTGCGTCTATCAATATATTGAGAACTATCGGTATAAGTCATGATTTCACGCATATCGTCAATTACGGTTTGAATGTAATTTTGCCTTAAAACGTAAATTGTGCGTTTTTCATCATTTTTCAAAACTTCGTAATCGTAATTACTGACTGAAGTTACGATATTTGACCCAGAAAGCACTTTATAAGTGCCGAAATTAGAATATTTGAATTGGAAATTTGCATCAACAGTTAATCCTGCTTGCAAGAGAAGATTTCCTTCACTATCACGAACTTCTTTTGTCTCATAATGATGAATTTCTTGTAAAAGTTCAGAACCATACTTATTCATCAAATAATTGTTCAAATCTGCTTGTGACATTGGCCATTCTTCCCTAACATTGATAATATTGTTAGAAATAAGAACAATCCAGTCTAATTGAGGACTACCATATAATTGATCTGCGATATTATCTGGACGATTATCACCAACTATAGAATATTTGTCAAAAACTATAGCATTTTGGAAAAAATCATCCCTAATTTTAGCACGCTTGAACAGATTTTTTACACGAACATAATCGTAACTGGAATTACGATTGTCTGTGAATGATGGTAGTAGTAAGTCTGGAAAAAGATCGAAATATGACATTTTAGAAACCTATATCGTCGTATTTGAGTTGCGTAAATTCTTCTACAGCATCGGAAGGACTAAATGCATCAACAAGACTAGGATCTAATTTATTTGGATCTAAATCCTGTTTTTCATAATCTTGTGCAAATATTGGGGTCAATTCAGTGAATGATAACGTCATATTTGTTCTTACTGGCATCGAAGTTACATTTGGATCATCATATGATTGATATACTCCTTCTGGAGTAAAATTTAATTCACATGAAGTTAATGCACAGATTTTAAATCTATTTAAACCATCTATAATTTGTCCACCATTTCCTCGATATGATATTCTAAAGATGTTTGGTGATCCAATAAAAATTGTGTTTGTAGCAAGTCTTTTTGGTGCCATTCCTTGTCTAAAGAACCTCATTACTCTTCTTGCTGCTAATGCATCGTCTGGACCATTTGGTGCAAATTCAAATGTAAATGAGAATGATCTTAATTTTGGTCCATTAAACAACAACTCAAGATTTGGATTGATTGTTGTTCCTGTTCCTCGTGCAATAAATTGTCCAGGATCTACATTGATGCCAATTTTTCCAAGCAAATACTGGGAAATAAATGATGATAATAATAATCCTGAAGGTGTGCCTGACGAAAGACCTTTATCTTTTGTCATAATATCAAGAAATTGACTGGCTCCAGTAAAAGCTTGATTTATTACTCCCCCAACATTTCCATTGAGTGCTTGTTGGGCAAGTCCTAAGGCACCAAAAAATGCAGCAGCTTCTACTGGATTTGCACGATCTTCTCCCCAAGAAACTCCATTAGAAATTGCAAGTTGATTTGGGATTGGTAATTTTACAGTTCCAATAAATTTTTTTACATTTGCATTTCTTTCTAATCCTCTAGTAACTATTTGAGCAAAATTTGTTGTTATTTGACCTTGACCTGTTGTTAATAATCGTTCTTGTGGTGCTCTATATGAAAATTGTTCAAATAAAATATGATCTTGTGTATTTTGATAATTTGCATCTTCGGGATAAATTATATTGATTAGTTCTTCACCAGGAGCTATTAAAGATTGTATTGTAGCTTCTGCAGTTTCTTGTAAATCTTTTATTTCTTGAGGGATTGCTACTGGACCCGAATCTGGTAAAATTTCACCTGGAAGATTATCTGCCAAACTTGGATCATATGCGGGTGCAGTTCCTTGAGTTCCTGTCGCTGTTTTAACCGAATTATAATATTTTTCAGTTCCTGCTAATTTAGCAGCTTCTTCCATTTTTGGTAGAACATTTGGTTTCGTTTCTCCTACAACTTGTTTTAATTTAGAAACGGATGCTTGGAAATCCTCATCAAATTGAACTCCTTTTTTTATCTTGTCTATGTAAAGGGGATTATCTGTTCTAATTTCTGTATTTGTGCTTATTTCTACAATTTTTTTAACCTTCAAAAAATTATTATTTGCAATATCTGTGCTATAAGCAACTCTATACGTTTTGCCGTCATATGTGGTATCGAAATATCCTAATGCTCCTCCACCTACAGGTTTTGGCATATTTTTGAGTGCCATTATCTTAAACTCCTAGGATCGACTGGAACTTCTGCACCACGAAAACTTCTAACAAATTCTTCCGCAGACAATAGTGATGCAGATTGCCATTCTTCCATTGCTATATCTATGAAGTTACTTTCTACTTCCGATTTCAAGTATTTATGGAACCCAGTGCTGCCAAATAAAAATTCTTCCCAATTCTGCACACCACTAGATTGAGCTTCTTGAAGCATATTTACTACATCCATTCTTTGATTTCGTGGATAGTAATGTAAATTCATTCCATAAAAAACTTCATTTGAATTGAGAACAATGAAGCAAAGTGGATTTTTATCATAAAATCTTTTTTCTGCTGTTAGTGCTCGATAGCGAAATAGAACTAAATGTCCCACTTCAGGAATACTTGTAATTTTTGATTTTGGAAATTGTGACTTATATTCCAAGATCGTGCTCCGTTAGAATTTTAAATTCCCACTTTCTATCATTACAGTATTCTTTTGCTGCTTCCCACTTTGCCATATTTTTAGCATATTCAACAACTTCACTAATATATTTTTTAGATCTACTTTTTTGTGGTGTTGGACCTTTTACTTGTTTCGCTGGTTTAATCTCGATCAAACTTTCCATAATTTTTCCAGATGTATTTTTATATTTGATATAAAAATCTGGAAAATATTTGTGATATCTATTATCAACTGGAGATTTATATGGGATCCAAAGTTCTTCCGATGACCAAATTAAAATATTTTCATTTTTATCACAATAATTCATGAACTTCAATTCCCACAAAGATCTATAAATGATATTTGTGGGATCTCCTTTGTACTTTTTAGGGTTGGAAGGTCGAAACTTTCCCTTATAACTCATACATAGTATATAAACGTCTTCTATTTAGATGACTAGAGAAAGTAATTTAGAAGCAACTAGAAATAGGATTTACCTTCCTACATCAGAACTTTATAGGTCTAGTATAAGTAAAACTGGATCTGGTATTGTTCCTGCATTTAATAATCTTTATGATGTGTGGATAGATTTTGGTAGTACCACAACTGACAGTGGTAATAGTTTATTGGGATTTATTAATCAGCATGGATTTTACGATGCTAGATCGACAGAAAATCCAGGAAATTACTTAGCGTTGTTTTGCTCAGAAGCAGTTCTTCCAGGATCACAAATTCAAACCTCACAAGTTGATGGATTGAGACAAGGTGTATCTTCAAACTATGCTATTTTTAGAAGATATCCTGATATTACATTAACATATTATTCTCAAAAAGATTATTATACAAATGAAGTTTTCAATGCTTGGATGGAATATATTTCACCAACTACATTATCATCTGGTAGGCATGGTGCAAATACTCAACAAAGAAAAAATGATCGTGCTGCATATAAGAAATTAAAATATCCTCTTAGTTACAAGTGTGATATTCAAATAACTGCATTTAGTGGAGATATTCTTCCTGAGAATAATCGATTAAAATCGACTGATAGTGTTAGAAGTTCTGCTAGAATGTCTAGTAGCATTACATATCATTTAATGGATGCATTTCCTGTCAATATTGTTGCTGCTCCATTAGCATATGGTGATGCTGAATTAATTAAAACTGCAGTCACATTTAAATACGACTATTACTATACTGATAGAACTTCTAGATCTTTTGATACTGATACTCTTGTAAGATCGGATTTTGGAAAGAACGTTAGAAATCCGTTCTAAATAAAGACAATGATGTGAATTTTTATGCCATTACCTAAGGTTGTAACTCCTACATTTGAACTAGATCTTATTTCAACTGGTAAGACAATTAAATATCGTCCATTTCTTGTTAAGGAAGAAAAAGTTCTTCTGATTGCACTTGAAAGCGGTAATGAAAAGGATATTTTAAACGCTGTAAAGGATGTTTTAAAATCCTGTGTTCTTACTCGTGGTGTAAAAGTAGAAGATCTTCCTAGTTTTGAACTTGAATATCTGTTCTTGAATATTCGCAGCAAGTCTGTTGGTGAAAGTGTAGAACTTCTAGTTACCTGCACTGACGATGGAGAAACTCAAGTTCCATTGTCAGTTAAAATTAATGAAGTAAAACTAGTCGTTCCTGATGGACATAATGATCTAATTGAACTTGGCGGAGGATTATTCATGAAATTGAAATATCCTTCAATGCAACAGTTTGTAGAGAATAACTTCTCACTTTCAAAAGCGGGAACTAATTCAGAAAAAATTGATAAAGCGTTTAAGTCTGTAATCTCATGCATCGAACAACTTTATAATGAAGACGAAGCATGGTCATATTCAGATTATACTGAAAAAGAATGGATTGAATTTCTTGAGGGATTGGATAGTTTTCAATTCCAAATGATTGAGAAGTTTTTTGAAACAATGCCAAAGTTATCATATTCTACAAAGATAAAAAATCCCAACACTGGTGTTGATACTGATGTCCTAATTGAGGGATTAACAAATTTTTTCGCATAATGCTATATCATACAGATATGACTTCATATTTTGAAGATAACTTTGCGTTGATGCATTATCATAAATGGAGTTTATTTGAAATTGAAAACTTGATGCCTTGGGAAAAGGAAACTTATATCAAATACCTAGAGAATTATTTGGAGAAGAAAAAGTTAGAGGCAGCACAAGCAGCAAATGCAATTAGTTGAGCCACAAAATCAAATCCTTCCTGGTATTGTTAGCGTAGAGAAGAAGTCTCCATCTCTTACTCCTTTACGTCGTAGGATGGGTTTGGCTTATGATAAGTTGCTCATGGAAGCGGAAGAAAGAGAAGGATCTCTTTCTCCAAAAACGATTAGAACTTTAGGTAAATTAGTTCTAGAGTTTGAACAAGTCAATACTAATCTTGCATCAATTCAAGCACAGATTAGACAAGACATTCGTGACAAGAAAAGATATTTTGATGACGAGAAAAAATTATACAAGAAGGAAGAAGAAAACCTAACCAGTTTACGTGGATCTTTTTTTGATCTAAGATCTAAGTTTGCTGGAATATCTGCAGTTCTTGCTGGTAAAGCATTACTGGAAGGTAGATTTGGTGATGCTGCTGCTAATGCTGGGTTTGCAGTTACTGCAATGCTCCCAGAGATCGTTAATATCGCCTCTGGACTAGTTCTTTCAAGAATGGCACTTGGTGGTATGGGGCGTGCTGCAGCAGGTGCCACCATCGCTCGTGGAGGTGGTGTAAGAATGCCTGGTATGGGCGGACTGGGTATGCTTGGACTTGCAGCAGCAGTTCCTCTTACAATGGGTGCTGCAGATGTAAGAAGACAAGAATTAGTAAGAAGACAAACTGGATCTGCTGGTATTAGTCCAGACGATGTAGATAGATTTCAAGCGACAGTAACTCGTTTTGATGCAATTTTATCCCAAAAAGGTGGTGGAGGAAAAGCACAAGAACAACCAAAGGTTGCTGTAGAAGACCTTATGAATAAAAAACCACCAAATTATCCTGGCGGTGGTGGAGGTGGATCTGGTGATGTGAATGCAGCGGATGTTATTGCAGATACACCACAAGAAAAAGCATTTATTGCATCCGTTAGAGAAGTTGAAGGAACTGCTAGTGCTCGGGGATATAATACATTTTTTGGTGGATCCCAATATGGAGGAGATCTATCTAAGTTAACAGCAAATCAAGTTGCAGATTTGCAAAGAAAGTTCTTGGCAGAAGGTAGAGGAGATTATTCTGGTGGAAGATCTGCTGCAGTTGGTGCTGGGCAGTTCATGGAACCAGAAAATGTTGTTCGTGCAATGGGATTAGATCCTAGCAAGGAAAAATTTACTCCAGAACTGCAGAATAAAATGATTTTATTCCTTGCAAAGAAGAAGAGAAAAATTGATGTATCAAAACCACTAACTGTCCAAGATCTTGGTGTTTTAAACCAAGAATGGGCTGGATTTGGACCATATTATGGGCAGACAAAAAGAACTTTACAGCAAAGTCTAGACATTTATAATCAAAACCTCAGAGAAGCACAGGAAACAAAAACAACTCCAAAACCAAAAAAATCTGCTCAAGACAGTGGGATGTATGGAAGATATGCAGAACAAAGTTCAACATACACCAGACCTGCAAGTTCTGATATTTCTTTA